CTAATTGCTCCTTTTCATCCCGCTCGGTTGAGGCAAAATAGTCAAGACGGAGCGTGGTGATAAAGAGCAATTAAGGTAAATCGTTAGCTGAATTATTAAAACAAAAATGAAACACATACGATATCGCAAGTCCAAGTATTTTTATTATCTTGGTATTAAAAAATCCACTGTCATGGTACTCATCTTGGCCCTCATCATCATAGGCAGTTTATTTATTTTCAGAGGTTTAGCTGGGCAGCGAACTATCTTATCGCCTGTTGGTGAGGGCATTACTCCTACCGGAATACCTGCAGAGAAGGCAAGAAAGCCTTTTCCTAATACTGGGGTAGCTTCCTACTACTGTGAAGGCTTTGAGGGCAATAGAACGGCGTCAGGGGACGTATTTTCTTGCGATGCCCTTACCTTCGCCCATAAGACAATGAAATTTGGCACTAAGGTTAAGTTCTTATATGACCCCGACGGGGACGGGCAGGGAAATGTGGTTACGGCTGTCTGTAACGACAGAGGTCCGTTTATAGCAGGAAGGGATTTTGACTTCTCTAAGACTGTTTTTCAGAGATTAGCACCTAAATCGAAGGGAGTAATTCGGGTGAGATGGGAGGTAGTGAAATGACTAAAGCAAAGAAAGATTGGGAGGAAAGATTTAACAAAGAGTTTGTTGAAAACTTAGAGTGGGTGTTCCATGACCCAGAGTGTTGCCATTGTGAAAAAATAGAAGTAGATGATACTGGGGGCAAGAGAGTAATCGGATACACCAAAAACGATAAGTGCTGTGTTTCAGAGCCAAGAAGAACTGCCGTAATGGGTTTTTGTAAAGGTTTTATCCAATCCCTTCTTAAACAGCAACGGGAGGAGATTTTAGAGAGGATAATAGCTGAACTACAAAAGCCCTTTGTACAAGAGAAGGGAATTGATGAGAAGGAAAGTATTATCAAGTGGCTACACTCCCTCAAAAAACGAAACAAAACAAAATGACTAGCCAAGAGAAGGAGGCGGAAGATGAGTAGAACAAATTGTATAAAATGCTTAGATTGTGGTATTAGTCTATGGATAGGTCAAGGAGAGTCTGGCTTTTATTGTGGGATGCCAAAAGTAATGAGAGCATTAAGACATTTTCTTTACAAGCACGAGGGACATACCTTAAAATTTGGTGACGACAATGTTTTAGTAAGTCGTGATGAGCGTGAAAACGGATTATATTTTGATGAAGAAGAATATTGTAAGAAGTATGGTATTGGGGGAAAAAAATGACTAATAAATGAAACTACAAATTATTGTTTTAGCAAAAGAGTTTTTTATCAGCTTCTTGACAGGAGCAGTGATAATGGGCGGGATAATAATGTTTGTTATGGTGGTGCTGTTTATTACTGATTTAATTAAAAGGAGATGAAAAAATGATTAAAAGCAGAATAGCACACAGTATAAAACATAGAAAGGTAGCTAATGACGAGTTTTATACGCCTGTGAATTTGGTAAAGAGGCTAGTTAAATTAGTCCCTTTTGAGAAATACGATACGGTTTTGGATGCCGCTTATGGTACGGGCAATTTTTATAATAATTTTCCCTATGGAACTATTGGTTCTTATACTAAAAACTTTTATCGCAAACGAGCAAATTTTGACTGGATAATTACTAACCCGCCGTATTCTCATTTAGATAAGTGGCTGGAGCATAGTTGTAAAATAGCAACAAAGGGCTTTGGATATTTATTGGGAATAAATAATCTAACGCCCAAGAGAATTGAGGCCTGTGAGCAACAAGGATTTTTTATAACCAAAATTTATATGTGTAAAGTTTTTAGGTGGTTTGGGATGTCTATTTTTGTCTTATGGGAAAAGGATAAAAAGCCAATCATAAAATATGACAGAATAGTTTGGAGGTGAAATATGACCAGCAACAAAAAGAGAATGATATACTTTTCTAGTGGGGAAGATAGTCCCCAGCGCTTTAATACAGGTGGTGATTACCTTGAGTTCACCCCGAAGGGGATTTTTATACACACCTTTAAAAAAAGACTAGGCGATGCCTTGGCGAAGCTTGAGAGGGTGTTGGGGTTTAGATTAAAGAAACTAAAAAATGACTAACACATCCCGAACCCTAAAATACCTGCGAGATAGAGGCTGGAAGGCAGGAGTAGTGGAGAGGTTCTTATTCTATGCTGGGAAGTATGGGAAAAGAATTGACCTTTTTAACATTATTGACATCATTGCCCTTTCTGACACTGACATTATTGGCGTCCAAAGCTGTGGTCAGTCTTTTGGCGAACACGACAAGAAGATATTAGCCTCGCCATTGGCAGAAAGGTGGCTGGGATGCGGTGGAAAACTTATGCTCATCGGTTGGCGTAAGTTACTCAAGAAGAGGGGCGGGAAGTTGAGGGTATGGAAGCCCCGAATAAGGCATTATCATTTAAGAGACTTTATATGAAATTTTTGTTTTATCCAATCGGGTTCATCATTATTATCGGCGTTTTTGCGTTCTTGGTGTGGTGGGAGAGGAGGATTAAGAAATGACTTTTAAAGTAGGTAATTCTATCTCTTGGCCCCAGCGGGCACAAAGTAAAGAAGCTCAGGCGAAGCGTAAAAAGACGCTCAGTGCTACGATGGCAAAGAAGAAGCAAGAGAGAAGGCGGGAGAAGAATAGTTGGTACTGTCAATGCTGCGGGGAAAAACATTATGCTGGCGAGCCAAAGTATTTTGTTTGCCAAAGTTGTTTTGATAAACTAAGGGGGGTGAAATAATATGCCATTGGGCAAGAGACGAACATTAGCAGAAAGAAAGAGAAGGCATTTAGCAAGATATGGGTCGCTTAAAAACTTCCCCAGGAGACCGAGAAGGAGGAGGGGGACGAGAAGAAGGAAAGTGCGGTAAATAACCGAAATGAAAATAAAGAAGTCGAGTAATAAATTAGAATTTATCCAAACTGTTTGGAAATGTTCTAAGTGTGGAAAAATTCACAAGGGAACTTATGCTGAATTTTCTGAAGGAGTTTGTAAAATTAAGGAGGTGGGGAAAAAGAATGGGAAAAGAACAAGAGCCAGTAGTTAAGAAAGAGCCGAAGAGGGTGGGATTGGAGCTTGATGACGCTCAGTTATCACAAGTCCCTAATCCTCAGGTAGTAAAAAAAGAAAAGGAATTGGAGGAACAAAAGAAGAAGGTTAAGAAAATGAGACTGGGGAGCTTTTGGACGGATAAGTATTAAAAATGAGGAGGTGAGAGAAGAACATGAAGATTAAACAGATTAGGCTAGCAGACTATTTTGTGAAAGGGTTATGGGTTGAGGGCGTTGAGTTGGTGGGATATTCTAAGAGGGGCGACAGTTTTTTATTTTCTCAGAAGCTTTTTGAAAAAGAGCCTGTATTTATTTGTATCAGTAAATCATTCTTAAAAGAGCTGCTGCGTGAAAGCAGCAAATAGCCAAGAAACCACTCCCCTACCCTATTAATACCGCATAATTACCGCAAAATAGAGTAGGGGAGAGGGAAGGAGGTGAACTATGAATACAGTAAAGATAGTTTTTATTAGTATAGCAGTGGGAATAGCAGCAGGCATTGGTTGTCTGGTCTATCACAACAAGCCAAGAGCTTTTGCTCCGGCAGAGGTTTGTAATGGTAGTTGTAGAGCCGATGGCTACTATACCAGCACAGGTGAAAGGTTTTGCGACATAGAGAGAGGGTGCGATTGGGTGGAAGGTTTTTTAGATTACTATTGCCCTGAGTGGTAAAATATAGATGACATGAAGACAGAAAGAAGAAAGATTAGCGGGCTTCATCCTTGGGAGAAAAACCCCCGCACGATTAGCAAGGAGAACTTCGAGAGGTTAAAAAGGCAGATTAAAGAATTGGGAGAATATAAGCCCTTGGTTATTACTCCGGACGGCACGGTGATTGGCGGGAATATGAGACTAAAAGCCTATCAGGAGTTGGGATATAAGGAGTGTTGGGTAAGCGTGGTGGATGCTAAGATAGAGGAAGAGAAATTGAAATATGCCCTGTCTGATAATGACCACCTAGGAGAATATCAGGAGGATGAGCTAGCAAACTTAGTGGGCAGTCTTCCGGATTTTGATACTAGTCTTTTCACTGTGCATTTGGGTAAAAGCGACCCCCTTGATGATTTGGCTCAGCCGGAGGTGGTTGAGGATGAACCGCCGGAAGTTGATATGGACAACGAAGAGCCGGCCTCTAGACGGGGAGAGGTGTATCAATTGGGCAATCATCGGCTTATGTGCGGCGATGCGACTAAGATTGAGGATGTAGAGAAGCTAATGGATGAGAAGAGAGGGAACTTGATTTTTACCGATCCACCATATTCTGTAAACTATAAGCCTAGTGTTGAGGTTTATCCTTCTCAAGAAAAGTATGCTCATGGTGGAAAAATATTTAATGACAACCTAAAAGAGGAGGGCGCGCTGGGGTTTTATGTTGATGTTTTAAATAACTTATATGCGGTTACTGAGAGGAATGCTCCGCTATATTGGTGGCACGCAACTCGTAAGTTTCACATCAATTTGGCTGCTCTGGAAACTAGCGGTTGGCAATATTTACAAACTATTATTTGGGTTAAGGAACGTTTTGTGCTATCGATGGGCCAAGACTATCATGGGGTATATGAGCCAGTTTTGTTGGCAAAAAAAAGAGGGGAAAAGCACTATGGTAATAAAAGGCTTTCTGGGCTGAAAGATGTGTTTTCTCTTTCGGTAGATGATTTCGCCGAGCTAGCTGACGTATGGTATGAACACAGAGATACCACCATTGATTATGTCCATCCCACCCAAAAGCCAGTGAGGTTGGCCGAGAGGGCGTTGAAAAGAAGCTCAAGGAAGGGTGACATCGTAATTGATCTGTTTGGTGGATCTGGTTCTACCCTGATAGCCTGCGAACAGCTAGACAGAATTTGCTATATGATGGAGCTAGATCCGCACTACTGCGATATGATTAGAAAGCGCTATGCTAAATTTATTGGAAAGGAGGAAGAATGGCAAGAAGTAACACCAAAAGTATAACCAAGAAAAATCGTGGAGGAAGGCCAAGTAAGTATAGCAAAGAGGTTGTCAAGAAACTGGAAAGCATTTTTAAAGTTGGCGGAACGACACAAGAGGCCTGTGCTTACGCAGGGATTTCGCGAGAAACATATTATACTTGGGCCGAAACAAGGCCGGATTTCCTGACAAAAATGGAGGCGGCTAAACATTATGCCGATATTGTGGCCAAAAATGTAGTGGTAAAAGCGATTGTCGAGGATAGAGACTTGGCTACAGCGAAGTGGTGGCTGGAAAGGCATACAGCCGAATTTGGAACTAGGCCAGAGGTATTACAGCAGTTTAATATTGGCGACAAAAAGATGACTGTTGAGTTTATCGAAGAAGACAATGAAAGTTAAACTTCTACCATGGCAATATCAGGTTGCTTCCGACCCGCATCGCTTTAGGGTAGTAAATGCTGGCCGGCGGGCTGGCAAGTCAGTGCTTTCGCGGATGTGGACACTAAAACTTGCCACAGAGAAGCAGGGCCTTTACTGGATAGTCTCTCCCACCTATCCGATGGGTAAGGAAATTCACTGGAAACAGGGATTAAACAACGAGATACCGGCTGATTGGATAGTCAAAAAGAACGAGTCAGACTTAGAGGTAGTCTTAAAGAATGGGTCAAGAATTGCACTTCGCTCAGCCGAACATCCAGAAAGGCTAAAGGGAGTAAAGTTAAGCGGGTTGGTGGTTGACGAAATAGCAATGATGAGAAACTGGGATGAGATTTGGCAAGAAGCCTTGCGACCTACTCTTACTGATTATGAAGCACCGGCATTGTTTATCTCCACTCCCAGAGGTTATAATCACTTCTTCTCTCTTTGGGAGAAGGGGCAGAAGCCAAGCAAGGTGTGGAAAAGCTGGAAGTTTACCACCTATGCCAATACCCATTTGCCTGCCGGAGAAATAGAAAAGGCTAAGGCAGAACTTGACGAGGATACCTTTGCTCAGGAGTATTTAGCAGAGTTTAGAAAATACACGGGGTTGGTTTATAAAGACTTTAGTCGGGAAGAGACGGTAATCGAGCCGCTTGAAATACCCAACGACTGGGTTTTCTATCGGGGGATAGACTTTGGCTGGACGCATCCGACAGCAGTGGTGTTTTTGGCTATCTCTCCAGAGGGAAAAGTTTATCTTTATGATGAGATTTATGAAAGGCAATTGAAGACCCCCGATTTGGCGGAGATGATAAAACAGCGTTCGGGGGGGAGGCTTTTCTCGGGGACTTTTGCAGATAGCGCCCAAGCCGCACAGATTGCTGAGTTGAACTCCTACGGCATTTCCGTTGTTAGTGTCAGTAAAACATCAAAGACAAATGAGGAAAGTTGGGCTTCCTACAAAATAAAGCGAGTAGCCGAGCTTTTGCGGGGGAAGAAACTGTTTGTTCTTAGCAATTGCGAAAATACTATCTTTGAATTTGAGAATTATGTTTATTGCGAGACAAGGAAAGACGGCCAAGTTACGGAAAAGCCGATGAAGGTTAACGACCACCTGATGGACGCCCTCGCTTATGCGGTGTGTTCTATCCCCCGCCGGATAGAGCCAGAGTTTGAAGATAACTTTGAGCCAATACCAAAACCAAAGCTTTTCGATAAAGATGGATTCTATTGAGGAAAAGAACTTAATTCCATTGGCGCAGATAGAAAAAGATGCCCGTCAACTAAAATACGGGTCTTTATCGGTGTGGCTTCAGGTCCACAATGGCCATATTGTTGGTATACAAGGGAATAAATTTAAGCAGACGAGGTATAAGGCGGGTCAGAACAGCGAGGCAACGGCGCAGGTATTGACCAAGATAAAACAAATGTTTGAGGAGAAGAAGTCTGGCAATCTTACCTTTACTGTTACTTTTAAGAACGGCCAAATCAGGCGGGTTTACCTACAGGAGAACATTATAAAAAACTATTCAGTTTGACACGGACCGATAGTTACTGATAAAATAGTAGCAATAGGGCTTGATAAGCTTTTTCGGCAACGCCCCGACATTTGTCGGGGTTTTTTAATGGCTATGGCAAAAAGAAAAAAGAGAACCACCAAAAAAAAGAAAAAGGATTTTATTCCTGGACTTCGCGGGAAGATAAAAGCAGAGAACCTTACCAGCGAGTGGAGCTATTGCGATAGTGCCCTTACTTCTTTAAGAGATACGTGGACAGATAATGAGGAAATGTTTCTCAATAAGACTCGCGGTGAGTTAGCCGAAGAGACAGCAAAGTCTAACGTTAACGACGCCCACCTTTCTACTTCAATCATTCAGCGAACACAAAGGATTTTAGCCCAGCCGCCCACCGGCACAGTGAAGTATCTTGATGGCAAAAATAGGGGGAAGGGGGTACTAATGAACCTTATCCTTGAAAAATATATCCGTCCCAACGCCAATGCCCAATATCCTCACCTGACTAAACTGAAACTCTGGACGATTTACTCGCAGGTTTACGGTTCAATGCCAATGTTGGTTGACTACCGTGTTAGCGATGATTATGTTGGTCCAGACTGCTGGCTTATTCCCATCAGGCAATACTACCCACAGCCTGATGTGGCACAGGTGAACGATATGGATTATGCTTTTGTTGATAACTTCGTGTCAGTGGCTTGGCTTAAGAGCAGAAACAAGAGCGTTTGGAAGAACATCGACGAGCTTGTTGCTGCGGTAAGAGAAAAGGAAGGAAAGGCAAAGAGCGAATATGCGTATCAATCTTATGCCGAGACAGAGTGGAATCCCAACTCCTACGGCGGCAAGGGAGACTTTGCGAGGGTGCTTCTAAGAACAAAATACGAGAGAGGCCGCTGGATTACTTATGCGCCTGATTTTGAAGAAGTAGGAATTTTAAGAAATATCCCCAATCCCCACAAGAACGACCGCTTGCCGATAGTGGTAAAAGAGACTATTCCCTTGCTTGACCGTGTCACTGGTTGGGGTGATGTAGAACGAGGCACGCCAATCCAAAAGGCGATTAACTCTCTTTATAATCTCTATCTTGACAGCGTTAAGTATTCTCTCTTCCCACCAACGATAGTCAATAGGGCTGGCGTTGTTCCTTCCTCTATTACTTGGTCGCCAGCGGCTTTTTGGTATGAGACTATTCCCAACTCTATCCGCCAGATGCAGATATCGCCAGCAGGAATGAA